AATTAAAGCAATGCATTGCCCGCCATAAGGATTGGTTGGGACAGTGGCACGTTGATTAACGAGACTATCAAGCGTGTTTAATAATTGTGCTTTTGATGTCATGTTTCTCCTTTCTTAAATTATTTTTGAATGCTCTGTTTAATCTCCGAGATGGTTTTCTCCAACTCTTCGACCTTCTGCTTTAAAGCGTCAATTTCACTTGTAGGTAATTGAGATTTAAATACAAATGGGTCTTCCATCCATTTACTTTGCTCTACAACAAGTTTCACAAAGTTATTATATGTTGGAAATAAACCGTATGCTTGGTCTGTTGTTAATAACGAAGATTGTTTATCTTTAATATCACCAATATCACGACCAATAGTTTCTATTACATCTTTTAAATTACTCATAAGCCCACCTCATTAGAGAGTGTTTTTGGCTGTATTATATGCACTTACCAAATCTTCAGTTTCAATAGCTGTGATACGGTCACCAAGTTCAGTTTTAGCTTGTGCGATGGCAGTATTAAGTTGGTCTTGAGTGATGCCGTTAGCGGTCACTTCGCTTTTCTCGGATTTGCCAGCCAATGCTGTTTTAATTTCCTTGATATCTGCACCAACAGCTTGGGCGAAATCATGTAATTTACTCATTTAGTTATTCCTTTCAAATTTTGGCTAGATTGTAGATATTAACGAGGTCTTCGGTAACTTCACCACCACTACCGGTGATTAGCCCAGATTCTCGCAATTCATCAGCTAGTAGTTTTAATTTAGGGCTTTTGTCTGATGGAATGGCATTGTCTGCATTTAGTGAACTCTTCACTTTTACCTTGAAATTATTTGACGGAAAAATATGCCCATCCAGTTTAATTTCGAGGTAGTAAGTGCCAGTAGCTACCGCCTTACCCATTGAGAATGAGAACACCCCATTCTCGACAGCAACATCTTGGTATAGTGCCACTGTTTCGTCGTTTGATAGCGTGAGCTTACCAGTTCCGGACAATTCCATGCGTTTCCCATCGTAACCCAAAATTTCAAAACCAAAAACGGAAGTGGTGTCCCCAGACTTGAGGACATCACCGCCCTGGATTTGGTTGATGGAAGTCATGAGTTTAGCCATGGCTAGTCCTCACGAGGTTTTTGATAATTAAGTGCTCGTTCGCTGTCAGCAACGCCCTTAGTTGTTGGGTCGGTGACGATTCCGAGGATTACCAAGATTACAACAAGAGTATTAACGCCCTCTTGGATGTTGCTAGGGATATTCAATCCAAATTGTTGCAACATGAGAAATACTGCTGAGATAAGAGCTACAAGAGTAGCTTTGTTTTGAAGACGTAGTTTAAAATTAATCATTTTCTGTTTTCTCCTTTTCTTCTTCAATCGAAGTTAAATTAAATTTGTCTTTGTCGATATTTTTTTTTATGTACTTATCAAAGTACGGAATTTCCACTCCTAGAGCCGATAAGCTAGCTAGAATACTAGAGCCATAAGCTGCAATCATAGCCATGATAAAGGCATCTAACATCCCGCCCAAATTCATGAAATTAGCGAACGGATAGAAGATGGCTACAAAGATAATCATAGCAGTATGACTGACAAGCCCTTTTCTGAATTTAGAGCTTGAAAACTCATGATAAGCCCACGCCCTGGATACTCCCACCACGATATCACTAGCAATGATAATCATTAGTAGGAACACCCATAAATGGTCATCTATCCCATGCTCGTAGAAGTTCCGTACAACATCCAAAATCCCCCAAATTCCATCTGGCTTGTTCAATATTCCCCCTTCTACTCAAATTTCAAACCACGGAAGGATGATGGTTGATTTGGCGTATTTTTAACTGAAATCTTGTAGAGACCAACATCCAACCGTGCGCCATCATCCAAGTTAGCACCGTTGCTACTTACAGACACGTTCTCCCCGAAATATTTAACCACAACTGGTTTGTTGACGTAAACCAAAACTTCAAACATGGTCTTTTGAGCCCCATTAAAGTGCCCCTCTAAGTCAAACCCATCTACCTTCGAAGGTAAGAATTTAACCTCTTTTTCAACATCGGATAAATAATCTGAATAGTTCAAGTCTGAGACAACACGATTATTCTGATAGCCAATTTTGTTGCCAGCAGCAACTTCCTCGACACGGTGAATTAATTGACTGGCTAGAAATTCCGCTGATTTTTGATGTCCTAAATCGCCGAAGTGACACATATCAGGAATAAGAGCCTTAACACTATACTCTGAGTCATTCAGAATATTTCTAGTCCCGGCATTGTAGTCAATGAATGGAATACCTAGTTCTTTCGCTAAATCTTTCTTGATATTGTCAGCGATACTGTTAATCTTTGAGCCAAAACGATTATAGTTTTCAAATTGGGCTTGTGTTGACATCAAGATAGGTTTAATTCCTTTAGATATCAAACGTTTAACAATGTCGATGTGGTTCTCTTCGAAAGGT